CCTACCATATCTATCAAAAGCACCTCTATAACTAAGTTCACTTAGACATAAACGTTTTAGAGCGGCAAAAGAAAAAGACGGTGACTTTTTATCTAAGAAATCGCTTACATTATTTTTATCTTCTTGAAACTGTTCTTTTATTGCTCTGTTGCTATTTGTATTTTCTTCGATGTTTGATCACCGCCTTTCTAATGTGAATATAATTTTGGTTTTCGTGCGAGAGCAGTGAGGGAGGAGACGTTGGTTGGAGAGTTATTAGGTTTTTTCAAACGTGTTTCTAATTGACACTGAACCCAATAATTGTAACCAACACTTGATACACGGTCTTTTCTCATACCAGATTTTTCATAGACTTTAATATTTACCCCCTTTGCCTCGTATTCAAGATTGATTAATTCGTTGATAAGTAGGGTAGTGTGAATATATGGTAACTGCAATAATGTTTTATCACTTGCTTGTAAAGAATTATATCCACGAGTATCTTTTAAAATTTCCTCTGCTTCAAATTCATTTATGAGCAAATTAATTTTATGCTGGCGAAAACCTTCTCTTAAACTCAGATACATATCATTGTTAAATTGAGCAGTAGCTTGTATTGCCCAGATTACTTTTGGAGCATTTTGAACCTTACATCTATCTGCATATACTTTGTCATTACAGCAACTTAAAGCCCCATATGTTTTACCCATAATCGGGTCATACATATCTTTGATTAAACAATCATAAACACCAAGACCAATACCCTTAACATCAAGAGCGATATAAGTACATTTATACATATCAAAATATCTACGAATAATTAGAGCCAATTCATCGGTATTTAATCCTTCATGGTTTTCTGTATAAATCATATTCCCAATATACTTTTGATTGTTTGTTGGAATTGCACTATTGATAAAAATAGAAGCGGCATCGTTATTTTGCTTTTTAGAAGCAAGTAAGGCAACGTCCGTAGATATGATTCTTTGTTCATTTGATTTGAGTTCTGGTATTTTTATGTCTTTTGCTGGAATTAACCTTGATATATGTTCAGGATATACGCATTTCTTCAAAACACGATTTTTAGAAGTGTCTTCATATGAAAACAAACTTCCATCTTTATCACCATACCAGAGGCAGCCCATTTCCATATCCCAAGCCATTTCGGAAAAATCTGCTTCTGACATTTCATCTTCAACTTGTTCTCTTGATAACAAACTTTCTTTGATTGAAATTTGATATGGGAGTCCACATATAAAATATTTCTTAGTATCATTAACAAGATTTGCACAATAAGCTTTTGCCTTTTCAAAAGACCAGTGGCTCTTGAACCAGCAACTCGACATATATATCTCTTTATTTCTTTCTACTAAGTGCTTATACTCTTTTTTACTTAAATATTTTGGAGTTCTGGGAGCTGTTAAGAATTTTCTAAGAACAGTATTGATTACGTTTAAGTCTACCATTCTAAACTCATCAGTAATCAAGATATTTGCACGAGCCGATCTTCCTGAATCCGATGCAGTTACAACTTTTATCCAAGAACCATTCTTAAAAAGTATATATGCTTTATTTTGACCAACAGAATAATCTTCAATTTCTAATTTCAAATTATCAGATTTATCCATAAAGTCAGTAGTTATCTTCTCTAGGACTTCGTTTGCCTGATTTCTATTTTTTGATGCTACACATATTTTAGTCCCAGGGTATAAAATGCAACGAATAGTACAGAATAGAGCGGTCAACCACGTTTTACCTTGACCACGAGCGGCAAGATACATGAAGTAGTTACTGACATTCATCATATATAAGAGAATTATTTGAAATAATTTTAATGTAATCCCAAGATAATCTCTTGCAAATCTATGTGGATTGGCTCTATAAAAGCTACACCATGTAGCAACACCATTCATAATTTTAGCAGACTTATCATTTGCAACTTCTTTATCTGTCTTTTTACTGGTCTGGTTCATCTAATTCACCACCAAACACAGCATCAAAAAGTGCCTCGTCATCATCTTCATATTCTGGCTTTTCAACTTTATATTTTGCCATTTCAGCTTCATACATACGAGAATATGAATTTTTGATTCCCATCATTTTACACAAATGTCCTAAGAAGTATATGGTTATATACTTTGCTATACCATCTACATCTTTCCATTCTTCATCTGGTTCTGGGATAGGACGCTCATTTTCCCACTTTCTAATCAAAGTCCCAAACGTATTTTGTTCTGCTAAAGTATTATCCTTAGTCTGCTTTGGCTGAAGATTAGCTGTTGCCAATAAATCTTGTAATGTTTTGGTCAAGTCTTTCGTAGGCTGTCTAGCACGTTTTGCCTTTAGAATATCTAACTGGGCATAACATATTTGCTTAAATACTTCCTCTTGTGCCTTTGTATTACATTCGTGGCGAGTTGTCCAATCTAAATACTCATCCTCAAGAAATACATAATCGTCATCTTCAAATCCCGTGCCAAAAAACTTAACTGTCTTTAATTTCGCTTTTTTAGATTCTTTTACATCATCAAGTGTTTCTATAACACCTTCCTTGCGTTCTTCATCAAGAGTTGTATCAAAGGTTTTGCCTTTATATTGACTCAAATTTGCACGAGATACATATGTATGTATTCTGGAGCGATTCTTTGTAATCTTTCTACTTGCGTTCAAAAGACTAACACTATAATAAATATCAAACTTTTCGCAAATCCTTCTTATAGCAGCGTCCTCATCATTTCCGTACACTTCTGTATAATGGGAGAACATTGCATCTAAGCAGCGTTTACATATAGGAAGGTGATAATCCCATCCAGCATACATCTCGCTTTGAGATGCAGGAAAGTTATCATCTAATTTTTTATATGGTGTTCCGCAAGTAGGACACTTATAAAAAGTTGGTTCATCCTCTTTGGAATATTTTATTTTCTGAATCTCTGTGTTTTTAGACGGTGCAGTAGTAGTCACACGCCTGTTTGATTTTGCTTGTGCCATAAGCACCATCCTTTCATTTTCAAAATTATTTGTTCAATTAAAAAAGACAGCCGTGATGACTGTCTGAAATCTGAATAGCAGGACTCGAATCTACAACTTCTGGTTCCCAAAACCAGCAGACTACCAATTGTCCTATATCCAGTGAAATATTTTAAAAATACTTTTTAATTTCTTTCTTGTTACATTTTTTGCAATGATATGTTATTTTTAGAACTCTATAACCATTATAATCTAAATAATAATAACGATTTAATTCAGCCCATTCGTGTTTACATTTCATGTAACAATACCTCCAAATATATACCATATTATGCCAAATTATTATTGACTTATACTAAATATGGTAGTAAGATTAAAAATATAATTTGAAAAGAAAGGGGCTATATATACATGGCTAAGAAAAAAGTATTTGTATCATTCGATTATACTAACGATAAGCACTATAAATTTCTTTTAGATGCATGGGACGCAAATAAGAATATGGATTTCGTTTTTAATGATTGTTCTTCGGACGAAATTCAAAGTAATAATATTCCAACCATTAAAGCTGGTTTAACAAGACGCATCAATACTACTACATATACGCTTGTGATCGTTGGGAAAGAAGCGAATACACAGCACAAAGATCATGTTGCTATAGGATATAAAAATTGGATTAACTTTGAAATCGCAAAAAGTAAAGAACACAAAAATAAACTTGTTGCTGTAAAAATAGATAAGTCATATGAGTCTCCAGATGAGTTAATGGGGGCAGGAGCTAAATGGGCAATGAGTTTTACGCAGGATGCAATTATTAAGGCATTGAATGAAGCATAAATATTATGGATAAAACAGAGTTGCTATATGACCATTACAAAGAGACATTTTCTATAATAAAAGAAACCATTATTCAAAGAAATCGTTTCTTTGTAATGGTTTTTCTTGTGATGACTTTACAATTTTTATTTGCATTATCACCAGATAGTATTTCATATTTAATTATAGGTATTGTTCAAAAACAATATGAGATTGATATATCAAATCAAATGTCTATAATACAAAGTTTCTTATGGCTAATACTATTGTATTTGACAATGAGATATTATCAAGCAACTATACATATAGAAAAACAATATAATTGCATTCATTCAATAGAATCAGATATATCAAACATTGAACACATAACATTTGATAGAGAAAGCGGAAATTATTTATCAAATTATCCTAAAATGAGTGATTTTGTCGATATATTATATAAATGGGTATTTCCTATTATTTATTGTTTGATTATATGTTACAAAATTGTAATTGAGTATATAACATTAAAGTTTAATTTCCTCTTACTGTTGAATTCGATTCTATTTATTTCATGTTTTATATTGACAATATTATATTTAGTCTTTCTTCATGGTAAACGTAATTCCGATGGACATAGTTAGTTTATAATTTTGCCAATGAAACAATTCATTCAAGGCAGGAGAGGGTAGTAATTACCCTGTATGAAATGGCGAAAATACAAAAAGAGTCGACATAAATGACGACTTTGTAATGGAAAATATATCCATTGTGTGTTATAATTTAAATATTAATTATGAAAGGAATAAACTGATGAAAATTTTTATAAGTCATTCTTCAAAAGATAGAGATTTAGTGCTGATGTTTGTTGATTTGCTTACACAAGGATTTCATATTGATTATGATGAGATATTTTGTACATCTATGGATAATGCGTTAAGAGTTGGTGAGGATTTTATTAAGAGTATCAAAGATAATCTTCACGATTCAGAAATTGTAATTTTTCTAATTACACAAAATTATATTAACAGTAAATTTTGTATTATGGAAATGGGTGCTGCCTGGGCATTTAAAGATAATATTTTCCCAATTATTGTACCACCGTTAGATTATGGCGTTTTAAATGATACTCCATTAAAGATAATACAAAGTATCATATTAATTGATGCAGAAGATTTATTCAAAAAACTCTATGAATATAAGTTAGTAGAAAAGCAAATAATTCCAAGATTAAATTTTATGCAAGAGCATGAATTGTTTGATAAAATAAAACAGTTTACAGAAAATGTTAAAATATATGTAAGTGAAAATTATGGATTTAATTTTAGAGATGCAAATATTATTTGTGTGGCGCAAAATGGTGATCCAGATGCGGTAAGACTAGAATCAGATAACAGTTTTCATAAAATGTATTGTAATTTTAAAGCAAATGATTTTTACCCTATTCCAAGTAATTTTATTAGTTGTGTTTATCAGTTTGTACCACATAAGGATTGGAGTACTATAACCCCTAATAGTATATTTTATTGCAAATGCAGAAGTGAAAACGAATCTATTCAAAAGATAACAATTGAATTTAAGTGTGGTGATAATTTGTTTAAATTTTACGAACAAACATTCACTATAGGTAAGGATTATGAAGAAATTGTTATTCCAATAACATATGATAGTATGCCTCAGAAATATTTAAAGGATATCTCAGAAATATGCTTTGTCATAAGACCTAATTTTGTAAAGAACTTTATTGGAGAAATTGAAATAGGTGAATTGAAATTTCAGGACAATATAATAACCAACATTTAACCCAATGAAATGTTTAATTTATCATGCTACATAAATCTGTTTAAGACCATACATCATGATACAATATTTTATTTTGATATTTTAACAACAACTAATATCCATGAGAAATATTGCAAAACACATTTGACCATCCCTTTTTCATCAGCATACGTTCTGTTATGTCCATTCCATAAATGCAAAGCAGAACAATCGAACTTCATTCCTTTCAGAACACATCCGTTAATAGCGGAGTCATATACCGAGTAGGTTTACTTTTCAAAGATATTAGTGGGAGAGTAGCACGTTACTATTCTCCCAGTTAGCATTATTCATTGTCTAAATCCCATAAGAAATCAACGCCGTATTCTTTCACATCAACAAAATTTAACTGTGAAAGATTGTATGTCTTTAAAAGTTCTACACATTTCTTTTCATATTCAACAGGATCAGATTCTTCATAAATTACACTTGAATATGTACCAAGCCCAACCTCTGTTGTTATGGTTTTCATTTCATGTGTATCAGGATCTTCAACTTCTTCTGTTTCAGTTTTTGTGTCTTCTTTCTTGATTTTTAAATAATTCCACTTTTGTTTGTCTTTTTCGTCTTGAATTAAGATTCTAAACATCACTGATATTTCCTTTCTCAAATAATTTCTTCAACAGTACCTTCAATATTAGCTGCGTTCTGTTCTCTGGCTGCATCTACAAGTTTCTGGATTTCGCCCTTAACTTTATCAATCCAAATAATAGCTTTTGCCTTGCTCAGAATTTCTACATTAGCAATAGAAGACGTTAGTTCCTTACTAGACATTTTATTGCTGTCTAGTTTCAACTCAAGATTCAGATTTTCATCTACGACAAAAGACTTGTCAATAAGTCCGATTCTGACTTCTTCACCATCCGGATCATCATCGTCTACAATCTCTGGCATACTATTAGTTACTTTAATTTTTGCACAGAAATCAATATCTCCATATCTTAGCAACTTAGTATAATCGTGTAGTGCTTCTTTTGTTTCATCACTAATGTCGGTGCATTTTACACTTGCAATAACAACACCACCATCAATGTCAATATCTGTTGTTAGCTGCATTCTTCTCCTCCTAACTTAACATATTATATAAATTTGTGAGTCCTACAATAAAATCCCGTAAAGTTTCCTTATTTACGGCACATTGTAATTGCGGAATATCTGATAATACTGTATCACGAACTACTAAATTCATTATATTTGAATCTTCATTTATTCTCATTTCTGCTTTTGTTTGATCACCAAGAAGCAGTTCTACAGATTCAACAGTCTGTCCAGAATCCTTAGATATGGTACGTACTTCTCCTAGCTGAAGCTGAAAATAATCTAAATTAAGCTGCTGCATAATATTCACCACCTTAATTGCTTTATAAAAAAAATATAGAATAGTAAAAACTCTACTAGATATCATCATTAACGCAGATGGACACGGACTTCTCAACCTCTTATAGTTTCGGTCATTACTATTTACTACCTGTCGATAAATTGTATAAAATATATAATATAATATTGACAAGCTGGTAATATTTGTTTATAATGTGTTTTATATAGATAATGTTTGTTTTTAAATATACAATTGATATATTTAATAATTCAAAATTAATACATATAAGTGTTTTGTTATAATATTTAATAATATTTATTTCTTGCTTTTATAATTAAAGAGGTGAATTTTCACTAGCAAGAATTTTCAAAACTTATATTTGTCAATTTTTTTAATTTGATTTTAGCTTATTATTTTTACTTCAAATTTTAAGGATGTTTTTTGACTTATATAATTGTTTTTGTTAATTCTTTTGTTAGTGAAAATGTACTCATTTAAAATCCTCACTTTCAAATGAATTAACAGAATTGAATGTGAGGTGTTTTTATGTTTGGAATAAATATTAATGTAAATACATTACTTGCAATAGCTATAATAGCATTTGTGGTACTGACAGCATTTGTGCTTATATTTATAGCGTACATGTGTCATGATAAACGCAAATTCAAGTCGATAGATAAGTATAATGAATTGACATTGGACAAGGCTAAAACTTATAATGAAAACTTAAAAGAATATAAAAACAATATAGAAAAATCAGGAGTAAAAACCAATAAAAAGTCTAAATTAAATAAAATTTTACGTATAGCAAAATTTATAAAGAGGGATTCCGTGTGATCCCTCTCTTTTTATTTACAATGAAATTGGAGATTTATTGATTAGACAAATGCTTCGTCAATTTCATCATTGCGAATAATATAATGATTCTTGGTGGTACTTACATCATTATGACCTAACAATTTTTGTGCAACCTCAGCAGATTTATGTTCGTAAACTACTAAGTTAGTTGCGCGCGATTCTCGGAACTGATGTGGATGGCAGCGTCTCCCAATGATTTTTGCAAATAATTTTTCACACCAACCATTAAAAGTACCTTCACCTACTTGTCTAGTTTTACCATTTTTATATTTTACGACAAACATATAGGGACAATCATCTTCACCACGAACTTCTAACCATTTTTTCATCCATGACATAGCATCTTCGCCAAATTTCAGTTTTCTTGGCTTACCAACAACGGATGCACCTTTGCAACGAATTATATGAGTTTGATAAGATTTTGAAATTGCCTCTTTTTCATTTCCATCTTCATCAACAATTTTAATTTTTCTCTCTTTAGCTGGATAATCAATAACTTCTTTTAAAAGTTGTCTTGATTCGGCACGTCTACATCCAGTTGAATATGTAAAAACCAAGTAAGCTAATTTTTGCCATTCTTCACGTTTCTCTAATTCTTCACAGAGCATAATATATTCATCTGGCGTAAGCGGTTCTTTTGGGTATACATTTCCCGTTTTTACTACTTTTAATCCGACTGTGAAATTGCGGAACGTAGGATATTCCTCTTCATACATCATCATTACATAATTACAAAATGAGCTAACACTTGACTTTTTAAATTTGATAGCAGAATCAGATAAGCCTCTGTTTGTAATCCAATTCAGATATCTTACATATTCTTTCTTTTTTATGTCAAGAAAACTTTTATTGTTAAGATTTTGTTTAACCCAATAGAAAAATATTCGTAATCCAGATTTGTAAGCAATTTTTGATTTTGCAGCAAGTTCAGTCTGATTATCTAAATATTCTTGAACCATATTTCTATTAAATTCCAAAACTTCTGACCACATTTCATCCGTTATATCTTCGCTGCGTTTTGCATTTTTACCGTCCACATTTATCACTTCCTTCCGTTCAATAAGTAACCAGTCCCTTCACTGATGGATAAGTAATTTCACTCCTTACATATCTCTAAAAAGGCTCGTCACCGATAAAAGTGACATACTTTATCTATCAATTTTGAATTGCTTTCAATTCTTCAATAATTTCATTAACTTCTGTTTCATATAATTTGACACAACAAGAATATAAATCGTCTATATGTCCAAATTTTTCTGCATAAGCAATAGTAGTAAGCTGGTCTTTCTTTTTAATTTGCTTTAAATTGTATCCTTCACATCTTGCCTCTAAATCAATGTGAAAAGTTTCTCTAAAACACTTGTATAATTCCTTATATCTATTTGCGTAATTTCCAGATCTTCGTTTACATATGCGATTTATAATTACACGTTTTTTATAAATATCAACATCATCTGTAAAACCATTTATAACTTCCTGTTTATGATTATTTTCTTCAATGAGTTTTTCGTTTTCTTCAACTTTTTCGAGTAATTGAACCAATGCTTCTTTATATGTAGTGGGAAGTTTATATGGATTTTTAAGTTCCTGTTCCATTTCATCAAATCGTTTTACATATTTTGCAGTAAATAAAACACCCTTCTCTCCAGTAAACTTATTAGCGAGAAAATCACATCCAAGTTTTGTAACGAGATAGCATTTGTTTTCTTTTCCAGATGAGTCTTTATATATAGAAGCAATAAAATAATCACTCGGCACCATTTGGTGCTCAGTTAAAATTTGTATGTAACCACGGCGATCCTTTGACCCTTCAATTTTTCTTAAAATTGTCTTATGTGATATTTCCATCATTTCAGCAATTTCAAGAGTTGTAATAGTATTCTTGTGTTGATTCAAAATTTCGTTCATATAATTTGTTTTCTCCTTTTATTCAAAAATAATATTTTCAGTAAAAGGAGAGTGGGAGGTAATTATCCTCCAAGTCTCCCCATTGTTGGTTTGGTAGGAGCATACCCTACACATGCGTACCACCAATGGTTTATCCGTCTAAAGGTAATCAGTCACTTCACTGATTGGCAGTTACTTTCACTCACTGTAAATCTCTAATTTATATTTCTACAAACAAAAAAGACTTACGCTCAATTTTTGAACGTAAGCCGTTTGTAAAATTACTCATTCAAAAAATCTTTAAAAGTCTTTGAGAATTTTACCTTTGGAACATTCTTCTCTGGAACATCAACTGTTTCCCCAGTCCGTGGGTTCCTGGCCGTGCCAGCATCTTTGTGGGCTTTTGTGATTTTTAAAAATCCGAAAATATCCAGCTCGCCATCTTCCTTAACACCATTTTTCATAATGTCAATTACCTGGTCAACAATTTCAGTACAATCTTTCTTATTGGTGTCACGTAATTCCATAAGTTTATTTACAATATCAATTTTCTTCATTTTTTCGAAATTCCTTTCTTTTCAAATTATATATTTTTAATAGGTGTATACAAAACATCAGTCAGTCCATCTTCAATATCAAAAATGAAAGTTTTACACTGTCTCTTACTTCCAAATCCCTTATTTACAGTCCAATCGCTTTTTGCAGAAATAGTAGGTAATCTTTGTATTCTCATATTGTATTCTTCTGTCAACACCTGTTCTGTATGTAAATGCTGTAAAAATACTTCAGTAGTGTCAATATCACTCCAATATTCTCTTGCTTCATCCGCAATTAATCTTGGAAGCGTTTTAATATTTCCATCATGGGCAAATGCAAATAATGTTCTTCCAAATTTAATATATTTCCTTGGAAGAGGGGAGTAATCTACAATTACATTTTTATCATTCCTGTACCAAGCTTCTATAAATTTAGCGAGCTTGTAACTTGATAATTGATCGTGGTTTCCACTGATATATATAACATCAACTGGTGCTTTTTGTTTTAAAATATCAATAGCTTTAATAGTCATTGCATACAATTTTTCAGTTGCGTCAAAGTATAACAAATCACTGTCTTGGGGAGTTCCTTTGGTGGTAGAACCTGAAATGCTGTCACCATTTAACATATCTCCTCCGATACAGAAAATAATTTTGTTAAAATTATACTTTTCCACTCTTGAAAGAATATCTTCTATAACATAAAAGAATAATTTTTCTGCAATTTCACAGTTATATTCATTACCTGTAGAAAACATAGTTGCTTGTAAATTTAAATGCAAATCTGCGATATCAATCAACAAACATTTATTTCCGTTTAGATACCCATCAGATGTTTTTAAAGCTGGGAGTGAATACGTTCTATCAAGTTTATTAAACCATTCATTAATCCTATCATAATCTATAGTTTGTTCTTTTGGTTTTACAACAATCTTGCTGGAGTATAATTCCTGAATACCATCTTGTTTGCTGTAAACATTCCAGATATTGTTTCTTGCAGAAACAAGTTCCCAGTCTTTTATATCAAATCCATGTGCCTCTAATAAACTGACAGGATTTTTCAATTCATCCTGTGTTATGGAAATTAATTTATTGCTCGTATATGTTCCGTCTTTATTAATGGATTGTTCTGATTTATAAGCAGATTTTGCTTTTTCGGTATCTGTGATAGAAGATGATATGGATTTATTTTTGAAATATGCAGTTCTAAATGTTCCTCCAAAAGGAGTGCCGTTAGCCTTACGTACACTATCTGGATTCAGTTTGATACCATGCTTTTGAGTTATTTCAGACCAATCAAGATCAACTGAACCGTCCTGTTTCATATCAATATCATTACATGCTGCTTCATATGTTTCTTGAGTTAACCCATATTTTGCCAGCTCTTCTATAAAATTTTGCAAATGTACACCAACTTTCTATTCTTCCTCTGGAAGTTCATCTTCTGATTTTACAGAAATGGAAAAATCTACAGGTTTCCCTAAAAATGCTTTTAAACACTCAGCAATAGTGATTTCTTCTTCAACTTTATCATTCATATATGAAATAGTAGCGCCATCTTCGGATAAAACGCCTTTGACTGAAACTTTATCTGTAATTGTTCTGGTTTTCTTTAATTGATTTGCCATTTTTAAAATTCCTTTCTTGGATACATTTATTTTATAGTTTTTTATCAGATAAATTATTATAAACATTATTGTTGGGCTGTTGACGGAGAGCCTTGCTACGGAGGTCTGTTTTACTAAAACTGACAAAAGAATTGCTGAAGCACAGGAGTCGAACCTGTTATCACACAGGTTATGAGCCTGGTATGGTTTATGTATCCGTTCCACTCGCCAGCAGTGTGCCTATTGGGATTTGAACCCAAAACCTATCGGTTAAAAGCCGATTACTCTACCAATTGAGTTATAGGCACAAAAATAACAAATGACGATACCGCTAGAATAGCAGCACCGCCACCTGTATAAGAATTGAATATAAGAACACTTATAATTTCAAATATTTTAATGTAGCCATTACAGCCATGTACAAACCTAATCGTCAATTACACAACACGAATAAAACTCAATCATGGATTTTATCGAATTTTAGTAATTATATTTTAAACTTTACAAATAAAGAATTTTGACAAGTGAGTTTTAAGTTTTAAATGCTGAGTTTTGAATTTTCATTTCCAAAAGTATCTTCGTCTACAAAATTATGAAATTCTTTTAAATATTCTTGTTTTTTGTTATCTGGTAGCCTATTATAAACATATCTTCTCCATATACGTTTTAAATTTGTTTCATCAATGGTTAAATTGCCATAAAACCAGTCAACTGCTTCTAATACAGCATCAAAATTAGAAAAAGTTATCACTGCTCTTTCTCCTATGTTGGCTACCAGCCCTCCTTCTATCCAGTTACACAAAAAACTTTCTCCATTTACCAGAATTCTGTTATCTAATAATAATTGTTTAATTT